GAAAGAAGGTTTACAAAGAACTGGCAGAGTATGTAAATGCTTATGAACAGAAGATGTTCATGAAGCGAGAAACAATTGCTGATCGTGGTATTTGGACTGCTAAGAAGCGTTATATTTTGAATGCATGGGATGTCGAAGGTGTTCGATATAGTGAACCCAAACTCAAAATCATGGGTATCGAAGCAGTCAAGTCTTCAACTCCAGCACCTTGTCGTTCAATGATTAAGGATGCACTTAAGATCATGATGAGTGAAACTGAAGATGATGTAATTAATTTTATTGAAAAATCAAGAGCACAGTTCAAAAAACTTCCTCCATCTGAGATTGCTTTTCCACGAACAGTTTCTGATGTTGATAAGTATAAAAGTAATTTGTCAATCTATGCAAAGGGATGTCCAATCCATGCAAGAGGAGCACTTCTTTATAATCATCATATCAAAAATAAAAAACTTGGCGAAAAGTATAATGTCATCAATAATGGAGAAAAGATCAAGTTCATTCTTCTGAAGAAACCAAATCCAATTCATGAAAATGTAATTTCATTCATCAATGATTTTCCAGTAGAACTTGGTTTGCTTCCTTACGTTGACTATGATACTCAGTTTGATAAGGCATTTTTGGAACCACTGAGAGCTATTTTAGATAGTATTGGGTGGTCTGTTGAGAAGACTGCTACGCTTGCATCTTTCTTCTCCTGATGTTATAATGAAAAAAATACTTACATTATGGATTTACCAATTAACGATGAAGAATTGACTACAATTGTAAAGTCACTTGCCTTTGGTGGTGATACTGCATTGTATGAAAAATTAAAATTGACAAAAGAATTGATGGATGAAGGACTATCCTATAAAAAAGTTTTACGAGTAAGATACGGAATTGTTTGCTGATGGATTTTCTAAAAGAAATTATAAAGGAAATTAAAGATGAATACACTAATGTTGCATCTGAAATCGATGAAACAGAAACCTACGTTGACACAGGTTCTTATATTTTTAATGCCTTGGTTAGTGGGTCTATCTTTGGTGGCGTCTCAGGAAATAAGATTACAGCAATTGCAGGAGAAACATCAACAGGTAAAACTTTCTTCAGTTTGGCTGTAGTTAAAAACTTTCTGGATAGTAATCCTGATGGATACGTTCTTTACTTTGATACTGAAGCAGCAATTACTAAGTCACTTTTAGAAAGTCGTGGGGTTCCTACAGATCGTTTAGTTGTTAGTAATGTTGTAACAGTTGAAGACTTTCGTAACAAAGCACTTAAGGCAGTAGATATATACTTAAAGAAACCTGTAGATCAGCGCAAACCTTGTATGTTTGTGTTAGATTCACTAGGAATGCTTTCCACAGAGAAAGAAATTACTGATGTACTTAATGATAAACAAGTTCGTGATATGACAAAATCACAACTTGTTAAAGGTGCATTTAGAATGTTAACTCTAAAACTGGGACAAGCAAATATTCCACTTATCGTTACTAACCATACCTACGATGTTATTGGCTCTTACGTTCCTACAAAAGAAATGGGTGGTGGTAGTGGTCTTAAGTATGCTGCTTCTACCATCATTTATCTCAGCAAGGCAAAAGAAAAGGATGGAACAGAAGTCGTTGGAAACATTATCAAGGCAAAGACAAATAAATCGCGTCTAACTAGAGAAAATCGTCAGGTTGAAGTTCGTCTATTTTATGATGAGCGTGGACTTGACCGTTATTATGGTCTTCTTGATCTTGCTGAAAAGCATGGTATTGTCAAGAAGGTGGGATCTCGATATGAAATCAATGGCACCACAGCATATGCCAAAACAATTTATGCTGAACCAGAAAAATACTTTACTGATGAACTAATGCAGTATCTTGATGCTGCTGCACGAATGGAGTTTACTTATGGCGGAGAGGGTTCCACTGACGATACTGAAGAACCTGCTAAATCGTGAGGAGTACACTCGTAAAGTATTACCCTTCATCAAAGCAGAATACTTTGAAGAACGAACTGACAAGGTAATTTTTGAAGAAATTGGTTCTTTCATTACCAAGTATGATAGTCTTCCTCTTAAAGAAGTTCTCTTTATTGAACTTGAGAAGAGGACAGACATAACTCAAGATGAGTTTAAGTTATGTGAACAACTCATTGCTACTTTAGATCCTTCTGATGTAGACTTTCAGTGGGCAATTGATACTACTGAAGAATGGTGTAAAGAACGTGCCATTTATTTGGCACTAATGGAGAGTATTAAGATTGCTGATGGACAAGATGAAAAGAAAGGAAGAGATGCTATTCCTTCTATTTTGTCTGATGCATTGGCAGTTAGTTTTGACAATCATGTTGGACACGATTACATAGATGATTACCAAAATCGCTACGCATATTATCACAGGGTCGAAAGTAAAATCCCCTTTGATCTTGAATACTTTAATAAGATTACTGCTGGTGGTGTCTCTAACAAAACTCTTAACATCGCGCTTGCTGGCACTGGTGTCGGTAAATCTCTTTTCATGTGCCATTTTGCTTCCAGCGTTCTCGTCGCAGGAAAGAATGTTTTATACATCACACTTGAAATGGCAGAAGAAAAGATTGCAGAAAGAATTGATGCCAATCTTCTCAACACTAATATCAGGGAAATTAGTGAACTACCAAAAAGCACCTTCTTCAAGAAGATCAATGCACTCAGTTCACGTACCAATGGGAAACTAATCGTAAAAGAATATCCCACTGCATCTGCACACGTTGGTCATTTTAGATCACTTCTAAACGAACTAGCACTCAAGAAATCTTTTAGACCTGATATTATCTTTATTGACTATCTAAACATTTGTGCATCTTCTCGCTATCGTTCTGCAGTTAATGTCAATTCATATTCTTATGTGAAAGCAATTGCAGAAGAACTTCGTGGTTTAGCAGTTGAATTTGATCTTCCAATTGTATCTGCAACACAAACCACTAGAAGTGGATTTACTAGTTCTGATCCAAATCTAACTGATACCTCAGAAAGTTTTGGTCTTCCTGCTACCGCTGACTTAATGTTTGCTTTGATTAGTAGTGAAGAATTGGAGCAGTTGGGTCAAATTATGGTTAAGCAATTGAAGAATAGATATAATGATCCTACCATCAATAAGAGATTTGTTGTTGGTATTGATCGTGCTAAGATGCGTCTCTATGATTGTGAACAGTCTGCTCAAGACGATATTCTTGACAAGGGAGACGAAGAAGAGTATAATAATGATGATGGTAAATCATCCAAAGCTAAATTCAGCGATTTTAAATTCTAATGGCATTTGAAAAATATAAAGAGTTTGTTTCTAAAGTAACTAGTCCTGCTTCAAGTGATAAGGATGCTTTTGTTTCTCGCATTCAAGAACTAGAAGATGGTGGTCTAGAAATTCATCGTCTTCTTACTGGAGCAGTTGGCATTTCTGCAGAAGCGGGTGAGTTTATGGAAATTGTAAAGAAAATTATTTTCCAAGGTAAGCCTGCAAACGAAGATAACATTGAACATCTCAAGATTGAACTTGGTGATATTCTTTGGTATGTTGCACAAGCTTGTCTTGCTCTTGATATTTCGTTGGAAGAACTTACTGATATGAATATCAAAAAACTTTCTAAGCGTTATCCAGAGGGAATGTTTGATGCGTATTTCTCAGAAAATCGAGCAGCAGATGATCGATAATTATTGTATTACATGTTTGAAGATTGGTGATAAATTTACTTCAGATTATGTAAACAAACTTTATACTATGGTGCGTCATCAAACTGATGCACCATTTTTCTGTTTTACTGATAATCCTGAAGGTATCATTGATGGAGTTAACGTAGTTTTAATTGATGTATCCGAATATTTAACTTGGAAAAATTGGTGGGCAGCATGGTATAAATTATTTTTGTTTGTTGCGCCAGAATTAAAGAAATTTGATAGAAAAATTTTCTTTGATTTGGATGTTATTATCCATGGAAATATTCAAGATATTTTAGAGCATAAAGATAACTTTTCATTAATCTATTCAAAATGGAAAGGAGTTATGCACAAAGTAAAATATCCTACTAAATCCATGTTTAATTCTAGTGTTATGGTTTGGAAAGATAATACTTCAATCTATGAATACTGGATGAAAGATCCTAAAGGATACGTTGAAAAATATCATGGTACAGATGATTTTTATCATAACGAAGAAATAGAAAGAACTCCTGTACCAAGTA